TCAAACCTGAAGATGCACAAGTGATCAGCCGCATGGGTGGTCATACTTTGGTCATGGATGACGGTGATATTGACGGCAAAAATGCCTTGTTCAGACTGCGCACAGCCAAAGGGCATCAGATCACAATGAACGACTCTGGCAACTTCTTTTACATATTGCATGCCAATGGACAAACTTGGCTGGAGTTTGGTCAAGAAGGCACAGTAGATGTGTTCAGTACCAACAGTGTAAACATACGCACCCAGGGCGACATCAACTTGCATGCTGATCGTGACATCAACATGTATGCTGGTCGCAATTTAAAAATGAAAGCTATGTCCAATATCAATTTGGAAGCTGATGCTGATCTCACTGCCACAGTGAAAAAAGACATAACCATCTACAGCAAAGCCAAGATAGGTATCAAAGCCGACGGATCAATGGCATTGCAAAGTGCAGGCGGATCTTGGAACGGTGGTGAATCATTGTTGTTTACTGCTGGCGGTATAGACTTAAATGGTCCTGCGGCACCCACAGTGACCGCACCCAGACCCATACAAAAAACCACCATGGACGATGTGACATTTAGCACAAGTAAAGGGTGGAAGGTAGAAAAAGACAAACTGGAAAGCATTGTCACCCGAGCACCCACACACGAGCCGTATCCTTATCACAACAAGGGTGTGGCTGTGGAAACACAGTTTGAACCAGGCAAACCAACACCGCCACCGGGTGCGACACCCGTACCTGCTGGCGTGGAGATCTCGGCCAAATGAGTATTTTTAGTTTTACCAATCCTGTCAACGGGCAACCTTTTGAAATCAAAGGCCCGCCGGGTCTCAGCCAGGCTCAAGCCAAGGCCATATTTGACAAACAAGTCAATGCTGGCAGTTTGGTAGGATTCAAAAAAGGTGATGTACTCAGTGCTGCCACACAGGCTGCTGATGGGCTAGCCGGTGCTCAAGCACAACTGGCACAAGCAGCCAAGGGCATTGGTGGCGACTTGTCAGGAGCCATTAAAAATATACCCGGAGTTGGTGACATAGCGGCACAAGCACAATCTGTGGCCAGCAAAACACTGTCAAGCATATCATCTGTTGTAAGTAACTTGCCGGTGGCCAATGGCATTAATGTGGCAGACTTTGCCAAGCAAGGTGCATCTCTTGTGCCCATACAGGGATTGGGTATCTCTGATGTTACGGCTGCTATGAGTTCGGCCAGCAAACTTGTGGGTCAGGCATCTAGTGCAATATCAGACAGCCTGGGCGCAGGAAAATTTGGATTTGATGCATCACAGTTGGAATCTGTTGGAGTGCTCAAACCAGGCACCGCAGCCACGTATTTAAAACAAGGTATTAATTCACTGACTGACGTGTTGAAAAGCCCAGCAGTGTTTACTGGTAAAGATGGTATCAACAGTCTAGACAGTTTGCTAGGCTCAGTGCCAACTCAAGATGGTATTCAACAACAACTTATGAGTCAAGGACTCAATGCAGTCAAGCAATTGGGTATACCCACAGACAAATTAAGTACCGCATCATTGGCCGGACTAGCCAACAACGCTGCTAAAAGTGTATCTGCTACCATGGACTGGGCAAAAGGTTTACCGTTGCCAGCAGACATCAAGGCTGGACTTGACACCGCAGCGAGAGACGGAGCATTTGCAGCAGATTTTGCAAACTTCAAAATAGATGATCCCATGAAAGCAGTGATCACACCATTGCCAGCAGTTGACACAGTCAACAGACAAACTGTGGATGCAGCCAGCAAACGCATTGTGGGCAACGACAAAGTTCCCACAGTAAAATACAGTGTGTCAGACCAAATCAATGCACAGAACGAATCATTGGCGTTGGTTAAGAAATTACAAGAGGCCAGCAAAGAACTCAACAGAATAGAATTGCAACTGGTTGAAATTAGAAAAACTGTTGGGCCATCAAACGCAGCCGAAGGTGTTAAAATATTGGAAGACGTGTTAGGAGAATTACTGCTGTTAGACAGTAAGTATTTAGAATACCGCCGCATATCTGAACAACTTGGCAAAATTGATCCGTTGTATAGCATCACAGCAGAAATTGAAAAAGACGTTGCAAGACTGGTTGGTATTCGAAAACGCATAGAAGCAACTATTGAAAAACTCCGAGAAATCATTGCGCAACGCACTACCGCCTAACAGCCATAAATATTGTCATGACCACATTTATTGGCTTCAACACCATCAATCAATTCAAAAAGTTCACGCTCACAGACTTTGATCTGATTCAGCGAGACTTGTTGAACGCCTTTAGCATTCGCCAAGGCGAACTACCAGGCCGTCCAGGGTATGGTACTGCACTATGGGATTTTGTGTTTGAGAATCAAGTTGAACAACTGTCACAGCAATTACGTGCTGAAGTACAACGTGTAGCCGGAGGCGATCCTAGGTTCACAATCAATGACATACAGATGTTTCCCCAAGAAAATGGCATACTGATACAACTTCAGATCACGGTTATTAACACCACTAACGCCGAAATTCTCAGCATATTCTTCGACGAACAAACTCGTAATGCCAGCTACGTATAACTACGCCGTTTTTATTATTAATAAATAAAGCACGGACGAGACAAAAATGGCAACAACCACAAGACAGACAGCAATATTTGGCGTAGAGGATTGGAAACAAGTCTACCAAACTTACCGCGAAGCCGACTTCCAAAGTTACGACTTTGAAACTCTTCGTAAAAGTTTCATTGACTATTTGCGTTTGTACTACCCTGAAACATTCAATGACTACATTGAATCCAGTGAATTTATTGCCTTGCTGGATGTTATGGCGTTCATGGGCCAAGCACTGGCATTCCGTACTGATTTAAACACTCGTGAAAACTACATAGACACTGCTGAACGTAGAGATTCGGTGGTACGACTAGCAAACTTAGTGAGTTACACTGCCAAGCGAAATGCAGCAGCTGAAGGATTTCTCAAAGTATTCAACGTTACCACAACTGAAAATGTTGTAGACTACAACGGCGTGAACTTGAGCAATGTCACAATTAATTGGGCTGATCCCACAAATCCAGACTGGCAAGAACAATTCACTGCTATTATAAACGCCAGTCTTGTTGACAGTCAGAAAGTAGGGCGCCCAGGCAACCGTCAAACCATACTAGGTGTAGATACTGCAGAATATGGTATCAATTTAGTGTCGGGATTTTTACCTGTAATTCCTTATACCGCCACAGTAGATGGCATTAGCATGCCTTTTGAAGCCACAACTTCTACGTCGGTTGGACGAGACTATGTGTACGAACCTGCTCCTACACCCAACACAGTGTTTAACATGCTGTTTAGAAACGATCAACTGGGGTTTCAATCGGCCAACACAGGTTACTTTTTCTTTTTCAAACAAGGCATTTTACAAAATCAAGATTTTAATTTAGCCGAACGCATTGCCAACCGCACAGTGGACATCAATGTTGAAGGTGTAAACAATGACGATCGTTGGTTGTTTCAACTGGACAACATTGGTAACATCAGCCGTGAGTGGCAGTTTGTTGAAAACGTTTACACAGCGGCTGAACAACGCAACAATATTTTACAGCCAATCTACAGTGTGACCAGTAGAGCCAATGACCAGATTACCATGGTGTTTGGTGATGGTGTGTTCAGTGAAATTCCTGTGGGCATATTCCGTGCTTATGTCCGCGCCAGCAATGGGTTGCAATACATTATCAATCCTGAAGAAATGCAAAACGTTGTGCTGCCCATCAGTTATACTGACCGCAACGGCAACTTGCAAACTATTACGTTTACTTGTGGCATCACACGTCCTGTATCAAACAGCCAGGCACGTGAGGCCATTGGTGAAATCAAACAACGTGCTCCTGCACGTTACTACACACAAAACCGCATGGTCAACGGTGAAGACTACAACTTGTTCCCTTACACACAGTACAACAGTATCATCAAATCAAAAGCATTAAACCGTGCCAGCATTGGTACTAGCCGTTATCTTGATCTTGTGGACAACACTGGCAAATACAGTTCGACCAACACATTCTCAAGTGATGGCGGGATTTGGCGTCAAAATATTTTGCCCACTATTTTGTTTTCATACACAAACCGTAACGAGATTGCGGACATTATTACCAATCAAGTACAACCCAATATTGATGGTGATACTGTGCGACAATTTTATTATTCAAATTTTCCACGCATTACTTCTACTACTCAACCCACAGGAATTACCTGGTTGAATGGTTATACTTGGAATCAAAGTACAACACTAGCTAATGAAACCACTGGTTATTTTAGAAACACTACTACCAGTGCCACCTGGCCAGACGGTACGCCTATTCCAGTAGGAGATACCACTACCACAATGTTCAAATATGTGATACCTGGCAGCTTGATCAAGTTTGTGCCACCCACAGGTTACTACTTTGACCGCAACAACAGATTGGTGCAAGGTACCCCCATGAGAGCTGACGAGCGCATGGAAATTTGGGCTAGTCCCCAACAAATTGTAGGCGACGGTTACAATGGTGGCCTGGGCAATCTGAGCACAGGTGCTGGCCCAGTCACAATCAACAACTTTGTGCCATCTGGTGCTATTGTAGACACTATTATTCCTTTGTTTGTGACAGATCTTCCCAATAATGTTGAACAAGCTATGGCTGAACAAATTTTGTTGTACCGTAATTTTGGGCTAGGG